ACTTTATTCCATTCTTCTTTGTCTGTCATGTTTACCTCCGTTGTATACGACACAAACGCATTACGTATTATTGTTATTACTTATATTATAACATATTTTTTCCTATAATGCAAGTTTAAAATGAACCTTTTGTTAAATTAAATGTAGGATCTAAATCTGTAGGATCTCCGACTTTCATAATAACTTGATCATCAAATAATAATAATAGTCGTACTCCTTTATAAAATAACTTTTGTCCTACATGTTTACCATAGGCAATATAATCATCTTTTTTACACCATGCACCATTTGGAAATTTATCTAAATCTTGGTAAGCTAACTCTCCAAGTTTTAATACTCTTCCAACTGTTGTTAAATATGATATATCTTCTCTTGTTGAATCAGGTAAGAGAATACCACCTTTTGTTGTTTCTTTTATACTAATAGGTCTTACAAGAATATGATAACCAGGAAGTTCTGGTAAAACTTCTGGATCTTTCTGATCATCATCTGTAATCCACAGATCATTCTTTATACCTTTTTCTAAAGCTACTTGTTGCATTAGTCATCATCCTCTTCAGCATAAGTTCGTTTTTTAATTATATCCTTTAAGCGTTGTTGTGACCATTCTATGCCATGAATAGATCCAACGACTTGTCTATAATGAGGATAATCCTCAGCTAAACCTGAACCTAGTTCTTCTCTTAGCCTTTGTTTCTCCTCATTATAAACTTGGATAATTTCATCCCAAATTTCCATGTATTAGATTTCTGCACAAACGTAGCAGTTAATTTCTAATCCAACAGATATTTCTTTTATATTAGGTGATTTCCACATAATATATCCTTTCTATATTATATTAATATTAAGCAAATGGTGTTGCTAATGAACCATCACCATAAACTATTCCGTCTACATGCCATACAGCAGTAGCACTTCCTTGTCCACCAGTAGCAATACCTACACAGTTAATTTTGCCACCAACAAAACGACCTTTAGTATCAGCATCCATTACAATTTTATCATCATCTGAACCATCAGCATAAAATTGTTTAGCACTTACAGTTCCTGGTGCATCTTTATCCCAAATAAGTAAATTTGAAGATGATGAATAAATATCATTAGCAGATGCTCCGTCAAGACTAAAAGTACCAGTAAATGTTGTACCAATAATAAATGTATAATTTAATCCTGCTGCTGCAGTTGGTAAAGTTACAGTAATACCTGCAGCTCTATTTAAAAGATAAGTAGTATTTGAATCTGCAGATGTTACAGTTTTTGTTGCAGCAGTAATACTTTCAATTACTCCTACAGAATTTGTAGCACCTGTCATTTTCATAGTACCAGTACCAGATACATTACCACTTGAGTCAATAGTAAAGTTATCGGTTGCTACTCCGTTTGATAAAGTGATTTGTTTAAAACCACCTTCAGACCTAATAGGTCCATTAAATGTTGAGTTTGCCATTTTTTCCTCCTTAGAAAATTAAACTTATCGTCTTGGCTTGTCTGCTAGGGCAGTCGATAAGCTATATATAAATCCCTAGTAAAATTAATAATTAGTTTGAGATTCAGGATCACCTCGTAGACAATCTCTTTTATCAAATCCTGTAGCATTCTTTTTTATAGGATCTCCAAAAGTATCTCGTCCATTAGGCACATGATCATTTATACCAAATCTGTTTTTTGCATTATTATCTTGAACTTCTGTAGAACCCCCTTGTAATCTTGGTGATCCTGCTCCATCATTCGGATAATGAACTCCTCCATATTTAGGCATCTTTATTCTCCTTCATTAATTGTAAAGTTAATTGTGCTTCATCTTTTTCTTCTTGTTGTTCTAATTTTGCTGCATTTTCTAAAGCTTTTAAATTTACTTGTTGTCCTTTTAATTCAATATCTGCTTGTTTTCCTGCAGTTTGGTTTAAAAGCTTTTGTTGTTCTAATTGTATTTTCTCTTCTTCAATAGCCATTTTAGCCATAACATCTAATTGTTTTAATGCTTCTCGACTTGATCTATCTGCATCAGCTTTTTTAGCTCTTGTTGCTATATTTACTCCAGCTTGTTGAGCATCAATTATTTGTTGTTGACGTTTAAATTCAAGTTCTTGCATATCTAAAGATAACTCAGCATTTTCTTTTACAGCATCAAGTTTTAATTTTTCTTTTTCTAATTCTACTCGTGCTTGTTCTAATGCAACCATTTGTTGTTCAGGTGATTGAGCTTGACCCATTGCCATATTTGCATTAAGAACATCTTTAGCTGCAGCAGCCATAACAGCTTCTATACCTGATGGAGTACGTTGTTCTGGTGGTAATTGTTCTGTCATTACACCAGTTACACCATTCATTTGTTCTTGATATTTCATTACAGAATGTTCTTGTACATTTGCTTCAAGAACTGGACGTAATCTTTGCATTACTGGATTAGCACCATTCATAGGATCTTGAAGGTATGCCATTTTTACTTGTATATGAGCATCATGGTTTTGTCCTGGAAATGCTGCAATAGGTATACCTTTTGTTGCTGCTGTAATATCTGATACAGGGTCCATTGGTTGTGGTTCTGTTTTTGGTGGAAGTATTTCTTCCATATTAGGCATATTTGCAGCATTAAGAATAGTTCTATTTAATGCTTCAAGATTAAACATACCTGGAGGTGATTGTTGTGCCATTTGTAATGCCATATTCGCTAACATCATTCTATGAGCATTACTTGGTATATTTGGATCACTTACAGGTAAAACATCTACTGCTCCATCAAAATCTTTTTTGAAAATACTTCGACTTTCATTTGGAACATCATAAGGATATTCTACAGGTAAATAATCAAAATCTATTTGTGCAATAATTTTAAATTCATTACGTTGTGCTTTATGTAATCTTTTGTGAATACCTGAAAAGAATTTACTTGAAGCTTCTATTAAAGCCATAGTAGTTCCTACAGGTCCATAGGAGGCAGCATCAGAAACTATTTGCTCTGTGCTGTCTGCAAATTTCTGCCCAGCAGAAGTTACAAATTGTAGCATATTGTATAGTGTTGAGGAAGGCTCTTTATATGGGAGAGGTATAATAGCCTTTGAGAGATCTATACCAGTTGCTTCAACCTCCTTGAACTCACCTGGAGCAATAGGATCATTGTCACCAACCATCCTTACTCCTTTAGCCTTAAAACCTCCTGGTAAATTTGAGAACTGTCCAGCATCTACAAGATTACGCATTGCTGCTGTAGCTGTCATAGTTAAATTACCTAAGAAGTGTATAAGACCAAGACCATAAAATCCAAATCCAGGAACAAATCTATAGTGAACAAAGTGTATTCTTTTTTCTTTTCGTGGATCATTAGGTTTATAATTTCTACGAATACTTAATATTTGTCTTGATTCTTGTTCAACTGTTACGATATACGGAGCATATTCTCCTTCTTCTGTTTCTGGATCAGGTATATCTAAATGAAGATGTTGTTCTAATAAAACATATTGAGGATCAGCATCCCCTGTAGGAGATATACCAAGTATTGTATCCATTTTTGAAGCAAAAGATGTTGGTGTTGGACTTGTTGCTTCTGGTAATTCAATATCTGAATAAATACCAGAATCTAAATCTCTTTGCATATCTATTGGATTTTTATAAATTATATGTGTATATCTGTCGGCTTTACGTAAATCTGATGCATAATAGGAAACATAGAATTGATCTATAGGAATAAATTCTGATACAGGTCTTTCTAAATTTGCATCATAGTAAACTTTTTTAAAAGCAGAACCTATTAGTGGTAGATGAAAAAGCATTCTTTCAAATTCATCAAAGTATTCAGGCATTTGTTCTGTTAATTGATAGTTCATAAAGTTTTGTACACGATTAGCTTGTGCTTGCTTTTGAACTGATTGTTTACCCATTATCTGTGCTTTAACAGGACCGCCAGATGGAAATAATTCTTGTGAAGCTTTTGCTTGGAACTTTACCGCAGATTCTATTAATAATGGGTGAACTGCTGTACATGCACCTTCAAAAGGTTCACTAGCATCTTCAAGTTTTAATCCTAATAAATCAAAACCTCTTTCAAACATAGATTCCCAATCACCTCTGGAATCTTTATCAGCTTGAAAATTATCTATAATGTCATTTGAAATATAAGCTAATGATTGATCACTTAATACATCTGCAATATTACCATACCATTCTTCTGCAGATATTTCTTCTGCTAATGTTTCGGTAGTTTGATCAAAATTAACAATGACTCCCCCATCATCTGCTACTTCAAAAGTTGTTTCAGTTGTTTCTGTTTCTTGAACAGGCTCCATAGGTACTACACTTGGAGTATCTTCTGGCATCTGCTCAAATGGATTTCTCTCTGTTGCCATTATTTAAACCTCTCTTCTCTCTTATATGGATCACGCATGATCATTCCCCCTTATTTTTTTTCTGGTACTTTTTTTATAACAGAACTATCAAATATAACATAGGAATCTGCAGGTTTTACATCTATTCCAGTATCTGTTAAATCTAAATTTTTTAGTTTAGGATGTGTACCTTTAATTATATCAGCAGTTTCTAATAAAGGAATATTTTCTTTCGCCATAATATTATAAAAAAGTTGATTAGGTTTAGCATCATGTTCATTAAAATATTTTATAGCTTTAATATTTTTTTCTTGTAAAAGTTTTTTATACATTCTATTAGCTGCTTGATAATACTCTTTATTACCCTGTCCATACTTCTCTTCCAAATCAAGTATGTTATCAAATAATTTACTATGTTCTTTTTTTGTTATGACATTTTCTTCTAATAATTTATCAACAAAATTGTCTGGTTCAAAATATCCACCTCTATGATTTATTGTTAAAATTTCTTCTGGCTTTACATCTAATTCAAATTTTTCTGTTTTTAAATCTTTAACAGATTTGTTACTTTTAATAGCTGCGTTTCTTGAAATTTCTGGAGTCTTTCCTAAATGAAATCCTAGATCTCCTCCTGTTTTTAATTCTCCTTCTATTCCTTTTCTTGCATCTGTTGTATGATATAGAATTTGTTTCTTTCTAGCCATTTTAGCAGCTAACTTAGCTAATTGACTTGCACCTATTACTGCTGCTCCTAGAGGTGCACCAGCTCCTGTACTCATCATTACAGCTCCTGTGCCTGTACCTACATCTCCTGCAGTACTAATAGCTTTTAATAATGCATCCATATATCTTTTATTTTTTATATCTTCTGAGATAGTTGGTTCTAAATCTGATACTCCAACTTCTCTAGCTATATCAGAACCTGGAAGCATCTGTGCTGAAAATAATCCTATGTTCTGTAAATCTTCACGAGTTATAGGTTTTGTAGGTACTACTTCATTTGTACCTATACCATACTTCATAGATCTGTAAAGTTGTTCTTGTGTTGGCATTCTATAAAACTCTCTTCTCTCTCTCTTTTTAAATTTCTTATTTTTATGCGACTTAACTGATTTAGCTTTTCTTTATGTTCATAATAATCTACGTTAGGATCGTATTGATTAGTGATAGGTATAGTGTGATTTTGTTTATTTATATCACACTTTTTTTTCATATTACTATTATACCATTAAACTCGCCAATATGCAACTCTTTTTTTATTTTTTTTATCATCATCATCCCAATCAGGATCTTCAGGATGTGTTAAATGCCAAGATTCCTTCATATAATGTATTGCCATAGTCATGGCATCAACTTGGTCATCATGTGCAGCATTTGGAAATTGTAGCATTTCTGTTAATAAATCATCTGCCCAAGGTTTATTTCTTGGTATCCAAACCTTTCCTGTTTCAATCATAGGAGATGCTGCATATACTCTACTTACTTTATCTCTATCAGGTGTATATTCTTGAACAGGTAATCCCCCTCTACGCATATCTTGTATTAATGATTGACCACTTGCTTTCTTTTCTACCATACAGACATCAGGTCGAAACTCATCATATAGTATTTGTGCCATTCTTCGTAGTTCAGGATATTCGTAACGTCCTCGCATATTACCTAGTAGAATCATATGGGGTTGATACCCTTCTACACCTAGTTCATCTTCTTCAAACATAGAAAAGATTCCCCATGTTTGTATTACAGAGTAATCTGCTGTTGTCTTGGTAGAAAATGCTGTATCATATGTTTGTATAATAAAATCACAAGTTGGTGGTTCTGAGTATTCCCACCATCTTATCCAATTCTTTTTTATTAATCCTCCCTCATCTGGTGTGGGATTCTGCATGTAAAGGGCATTCCAGTATCGTGCACCATTTGAAGCTTTAATTTCCGATTCATCTATACGTAAATATTCATCTGATTTCCATTCAGGAAAGTATGATGATCCTTCTGGTAACTTTAACAGCTCCGCAGCTTCTTCATCAAGCCATGCAGGTATGCGAATAACTTCCCATTCTAATGTTTCATACTCTGAGTTTTCTTCTTGTTTTAATAACCATCCACAAAGATCGTCATAATGATAACGAGTATTGATAATAAGTATTGAGCCATTGGGCATTATTCTGGTTCTTAATCCTGCTGGATACCAATCCTTAATGTATTTTCTACCTGCTTCTGAATAAGAATCTTCTTCTGACATGACATCATCAAGGATTGCAATGTGTGCACCTCTTCCTGCAATCTGGGATCTAACCCCTGCAGCATAGTAGGTTCCCCCTTTATTTGTTTTCCACTTTCCTGCTGCTCGTACATCTGTACGTAAGGACACTCCTCGGAAAATATTTTGAAACTGCTCAGTCGATACAATATCCCTGACAGAACGTCCAAAGTCGCTTGAAAGCTGGTCACTATGAGAAACTGTAAGTATTTCATGTTCTGGATTCCTTCCTATATACCATGCTGGAAATAATTTAGAACAGATTACAGACTTAGAAGATCTGGGTGGTAGAAAAACCATAAGTCTTTTTATCTCACCATCTTCTAATTGTTTTAATTTATTACTAATAACTTCAATATGCCTACCCATTCTCCAATCAGATATTAATGTTGGTGCTACCAAACGTACAAATGTTAGAAAATCTTGTTTGGCATTCTGTTCAACATATTGATCTACTAAAAATTTCGTATCTAAAATCTGTGGGAAAGGCTGTAAATCTGTATCCATACCATTATTATATCATATTTATTTATAGAATGCAAGAAAAATATTTACTAATAAGACTTGAAAAGTCTTTACAGAGTTCTATATTATATATTATATATATATATATATATATTATAATAATAATTATAATAATACTTAATAGACTTATAAGACCTTATAAAGGCATTGGCGATTTTGACCCATAGAATTTTGGTAAATATCCTGGAGTGTATATATATATAATAATAAACTGTAAAATTTTTTTCCCAT